TGTTTTCCAGTTTTTGCTTTTGCATAATGCATGAATTCATTTAGTCTTAACTGGTACACCTTTTGAACCGCTGCAGCAATATCGAACTTATCTTGATCTGATTCAACTGGGCCCCAATCGCTTATGCCTTTATGAAAATTATATTTTTGATATTGCATAGATGGGAAGTACTCGTCCACCCTGCTATAATATTTATTTGGGTCCCCATAGGCAGCCATCCCCATCATGATATACTCTTCTTGGTTTGGCATTAAGCCAATTAGTTTAGTAAAAGCAGAATAAAACAACCCAAAACTAAATGGGTAATTAAACTTTTTAACAAGCTTAATTTTTTCTCCCTCGCCAACCCATATGGTTGAAGTATTGTATTCTCCTATAGCATCAAGGACAACTACGACTGCATCATTAAATTTACTTGTATAATACCCTGCACATGCGTGTGAATAGTGGTGATTAAAATATTTTACTGGAAGGTCCATTGGAATGCTTGGCTTCCAATCTGAGGCACCGCCCTTTAATAAAATTCTTGATCGCTTAAGTTGCGGATGTTCATAATAAGCAATGTGTGTTGGAGTGCCATAATTAAGCATATCTAAATAAATATCTTTATTGTTGTACCAATCGTTTTTTTCTTTACTGTATCTTTCTGCATGCCCAGCAAACAATATCTCTCCGTCTTTGATAAGAGATACCGAAGCGTCGTGAGACGTTTCATTAATTCCTAAAATAATCAATATATAAACCTATCGTTATCTTTTTTAAAAATTTTTCTAATTTTTAAATAAATTTTATAAAAAAAATATTTTAACTTAATCATTTGGGATATCTGTATCTGGCATTTCAATTGGGATAATCCCCAAAGACTTTGCTAACTCAAAACCTTCGTCTGAAAAATTAATTGTGGCGTTTAAATCTTCGTCATATTCTATTTCCGCCAGACCCTTTTGATACAGATCTATCAATGAATCATCAATCCATCTTTCATGTGATTCCCATAAATCTGGAGCCAGCTCTCTAGCTTTTTCTTCGTGAAGAGCATAAACTATTTCTCCTTGAGGATCTACTCCTTCTACGGTAATGACCCCTAATTCTAATAATTCATGTAGCCTATCAGAATATTCTTCTTCGTTCATTTTACCTCCCGTTGTACACCAGATAGGACTTGAACCTATGATGACCGAATTATGAGTTCGGGGCCTTAACCAACTTGGCTACTGGTGCCCGATAAACATATTCTATCTTATATGTGAAAAAATATCAATAGATAAATTTTCTTTTTTTATCATTTCTTTTTAATCTTTTTCTATAAAAAAATTTTTTAATGCTTTCTATCATTTAGATACCTATCAAAAATAAAATCTGACCACACAAAATGATACCCAGTTCCAAAATGGGAACCATCTCTAGCCCTTTCAAAGTAGGGATCTTTATTTATTTTGCTATACTCAAATAACCTATCAGCCATTTCAAAATACTTTAGGTTATGGAATGTTTCTAGTTTTAAGTTTTCAAATAATATCCCAGTATTATTTTCTGAATCTTTGCCTTCCCAATTATCCCAACTAAATGAATATAGTGATATGTTACTTGCTTTACAAAAACTTTCTAACATTGAATATAAATTGTAATTTAAAAATTTTGTTTCATTTATAATTGATTCGTCTCCATGTTTTAAACCTATTCCTGGTTTAAATCCGCCTTTCATGTCTGAGACTTGCATAAATTCAATGGTTCTAATCTGATCTGGTAAATTGATAAAAATAACATCTGGATTTCCATAATCATTACAATATCTAAATATATCTATTACTATGTTTATAATTGAATACCCAGGAGATGCTATATTAAAAAACCCTGAACATTTTTCTATATTATTTAATTTTAAATATGTTAAATATGCCCAAGTTTCTTCTTTTTCTAATCCCACTCCATATGTGTTAGAGCACCCAGAAAACAAAATATGTTTCCCGTTATGGATATTAGTCAATTCATCACAATTAAATGACATGCTATTGACTCCAGGGTAGCCTTGTCTAGCAAGCCCGTGGTGTAATGATTTTGAGTATTCTTCAATAGGGTTTGCGGAACGACTTATTGTTTTCACAAAGTATTCCTCTTTTCTACTGGATATCTTCGGGAAAAGCATTGTTAATGCTACTCTCAGCTACCTCTTGTACATATTCAGAAAAATGTTTTCTAATACTCCCTGCGGGCCTTGAGCCAATAGCTTCCCATAATTTTATATATTCTAGTACATTATAGTATGTTGTTGGGCACAATTTAATACCATTGAATTCTTTTAAAATAGTTGGTAGCGGTACATGTTTACCACAACATAAGCATTGCTTTGCCATTTGTTGATAAGCACTCATATTATTTCCATCCCGTCTAGTATATCTGACAGGTGTTTGGGCATTTTAGGAGCTCTAATCATATTAAGTCTGACCTCTTCTTCCTGTATCCTATTGTCACGATTAAAACTATCGTATGTATGTATATCTATAACATCATTTCTATCTGGAGCAGTTAAACTAATTGCATTATATATAGCCCCACATGTAGCATCTGCTAAGTCTTTAGATCCTTTTCTTGGGTGGTCAACCTTGTCCCTTATAATTTTAAGCTGCAACAACTCATCTATTAATAATGGAACTAATGGTCCAGATAATCTTTCTTCTAGCACAACCATCGCCATATCGTCATAATGTTTTTTAGCTACTGATAAGGTCTCTGTATTAATATTATATTGTTTTAGCTGTTGCATCATGTCATGAGAATTCCACCTGTCAAAAGTGCAGAGTGCTATATTAAACCCTCTTGTTTTTAAAGACAATATATAGTCTTTTACTTCAGTAAAATCAACAGATTTGTCTGGAGTTGGCGTCCAGTACCTGATTGCATCTAAAACAACTACTGGCGCTGGCTGGGAATAATCATTAGTTACTTGAACATTTACCCATTTGTCTACGTGAGCCATTGCAACAGCACAATGGTCGTGCTTTTGGGCTAAGTCTACGTGTATATAATATTTTTTATTTTCTTCTGGCTTAAACCACTCCTCTAATCTTCCAAGGGAGTCCACTCCGTGATAAGTTTTATTAAAAGCTTTTTCAATTTTTTCACGTGACTTGAAGAAAGCATCGATCATTTCTGGTGGCATGCAAGCAAATCTAGCCAAAGCATCTGGCATATTTTTATAAAAATCAATTTTAAAATCTTCAATTTTTTTAGTTGGGTTTACTTCCCATGTTGGTCGTTTTAAAGCAAACGTTTTTGGATACTTATAAGATACTATATGATCTTCTTCCCACTCAACAGTTATTTCATTTCCATCTGTGCCATCGGGAAGATCATCATCTAATTTAATTAATTTATTTCTTACAATTGTATCTTTTTCTGAAATTACAGACTCATAAAATTTTTGAATTGGGTCATTTTTAAAACGGGGAAAAGATAGCAAAATAACTTTCCCGTAATCTGGAAAACGCGACATAACAGAAGCACGGTACATATCATATATTGCATCCGCAGTTTTTGCTTGATCATGCCCAGTAGTGCTTTCTATGGCAAAACCAGAAATCTCATCGAGGATTACGGTAATTACATTGTATCCCTCAAAAGCTTCTCTTTCTGAGTGTCCTGAATATACGTTAACATTTTTATCAAATTTAATTTCTGAAGCTTTTGGTTCAAATTTACCTATGAACCACGGGCATCTCTCTACTCTATTCTTTAAACCCTTAAAAAAAACATTGTTAGCCTGTTGTGCATTTATAGCAATGTTAATAATATCTATGGTATCTCCAGGAGGCTTGCCATAATAAGCTGCTGGGTCTTTCAGACATAATAGTAAATATACTATACGTGCTACCGAAATAGTAGAAGAGTAATCCTTGCCAGACCCTTTACCCAATTGTGCAATTACTTCATTACATGTTTGTTTAAATATTCTTTGACCCTCAGACTCGCCATAAAGTTTAATAAGAGTCGACTCTTTATAAATCTGTGAAGATTTTTCAATTAGTGTATATTGATGATCTGATAAAGGGGGTAAACCTAGATATTTTGGGTCTGTTACAAATGTGCGTAGATCTACGGGACGCTCTTCAAACTCTTCTCCGTCTAGTATATCTATTAAATCTGTGAAATCAAAGCTGCTCAAATCGGCACCTTTACTAACTTATAAATATGATTGCTATAAGAATATCTTTTTTCTGAAAGAACTTCTTTTACACCGTGAATACATGTCTTATCTGATTTATGTATTACCAAATCGCCTGGGTTTGGGGCATAAGTAATATTATGGTCTGGATAATAAATTTCTCCCCCAATAAATTTATTAAAATAAACTACAGTCCCATAGATAGACAACTCTTTTTCAATACATGGTTGGCCTTCGATATATTTATTAGACTGTTCTATAACCTCAGCAAAATCATCTACGTCTGCATGACAACCCCAGGATTGCCCAGAGACCATTCTAACAGCTGATGTATTGTGCCCTAAATAATAATTATCTGGTACTAAGTCATTTAATCTAGATCTTACAAAAAATAATTTTTTTAAAGGTTCTGTTCGTGACATTGTGGATTCAAATCCTTCTGATATCCAGTCCCCATAAGAGTCAAGTTCTTCTACAATACCATTGCACTCTTCTTCAGATAAAAAATTTTTAAATACATATATTCCATCAGATAATTTTTCAAAATTATCGAACATCTATTGACTCACTTTCTATCACAATAGGCTCGACGGTTCCAGTAATTCTTGATAGCCTTTTAGCTACTTCCATTTTACATTTAGGGCAATCTGAGGTGACTTCTTTTAATATCCCAACTAAAATTTCTTGCTTTTCTTCAGTCTCTGCAATTTGTCCCGCAAGCTCTGCGTTGTCTAAAAGACCTACCTGTTGTAGCATGCCAATTCTTTTAGCCTCTATATCGGCAATCAGCTTTAATGATGTTGCTTTTACATTGAGCTGCCCTTGTTGATCAGCATCCTCTACGGTTTTCCAGGCCTCTTTAATTATCATAGCATAGTGTTGGTCTGCACCAGCAACAGCCTCTTTTGCCCTCTCACGAGCCCCAGAATCGCTTCTAACGACCTCTTTCCACTCATCTATATAACCAACAACCTCTGCACGTTTAAAACCCGTTACAGCGGCAATCTGAGTAGGAGTGCTACCTTTTAAAAGTTCTTCTACCACCTTGTTCATGCGATCAAAATGATCAGCTAATTCAATGTCCATATGTAGATATTATAATCCTAGTTGACTAAAAAATCAAATATCTTGAGATTTTGCTATTTTTAAAAGCACTAAATATCCGATTAAATCATCAATATCGTTGTCCCCTGGATAATCTGTGCCTTTCATAAGTCTATTTAATTTGTCATCAATGCGGACATGGAGCTGTTCTCTTGGTCCAGCCTTTGAAAATATACGCACAGGATCAAGGGCTGAATTGCCATAAGCAATATTCTTCTTAATCAGCATGTGTGCAATTTCATGGCAGGTAGCCCAAATTTCTTTGCCTGCCTCTGTTCCTACTGTTAGTAAATATAGGTCTTGGCATTCAAATTGTTTTGAATCTGGAAATACTGGTTCTAACATTACCGCCTCTTTATCAACCCAAATTGGTCTAAATATCTCTGTATCGTCATAGCAGAGACACCACATTCCGCTGCAATTTCTGTAACGGTCTTTCGTTGTACTACATATCTTCTATATAGCCAATCCTTGCTTTGATATAACTTCATCTCTTTGTCAAAACCTCGTTTGCGTAATATGCTATTCCAAAGGAATCTGCTACATCAAAATCATCTAATGATAAACTATACTTATCATTAAAATAATCTACAGTTCTTTGTTTACGCATATTCCTTAATTTATTTTTGTACCAGGAATCCGCGTAACCTGGATGAGCTAATCTTATTGCAGACTTCTCATCTTTCGTCGGATTTTTGTTGCCAATGTGCGCCTGCCACGAGGTAGGGCTAATTGTAATAACCTTAGAGCCAGTAGACATAAGCTCAGCAATAACAACTCCATAGACATATGACAATTTTATCACAGCATCTGGTGATCTGACAAGTACTGCCCCCTCTATTGCAATATAATCAGACTTTAGTTCAGTTAGCATGGCATGCATTTTTATTTTAGCATCGTATATTTTTTCGTATATATCAGATCCAGTGAATTCAATCTTGCCCCATTTTTTAGGCTTATTATTTTCAAACAAACAAAAAGCAACGGAATTTGTAGAAGCATCTATGCCTAAAACAGATGAGGCAGTAGTTTTAACAAGGTCAGCTAATCTCATCTATAATCTCCAGAACAATATTTTTATGTCTTGTTATATTCTTTTTTTCACATAAATAACATATATTAGACTGATTATATCTGCTTAATTGACCTTTACATACCCTGCATGCACGAATTTTACCAGCGCGAATTTCCTTTTTCTCATAATACTTTTCCATAATCCTTTTGTTTGTAAAAATCCTGCAGCATTCATCTGAACAGTATTTTTGATTATGAGTTTTGGGAGTAAAATCTTTTTTACAATCAGTGTTAGCACATATCATAATTTTGGGGGAACATATGCTTCTATTTGAATTGTTCCAGTCTCTCTAGACCAGCAATCTTTTTTTAGCTTACAGTATTTACAGGCATAGCTAGACTTTGTAAATGGTCTCATTGGCATATCCCCATTTAAATAATTATCATAAACTTCAGACATCCACACAAATAATTCCTCAATAATATTTGTATTTCTTTCATTCATTAATATAGGAATAATTAATAACTCCT